TAGCACAAACTACGGCTAAAGGGCAGCTGCTGATACTACGGGAGATACAATCATGGGATTGCGGCATGCTAGCCCATGGGCGTGTCATATCAAGCGAGCTATCGACGTTTTACAGCGGATATGACTACACATGTATTGGCGACCCCGCCGGGAATCAGCGGGCCCAATCCGACGAAAGTACGGCTAATCAGATACTCTATAAAGAGTATGGGCTGTCGGTTGAGCCAGGTGAATTATCACAAACTGGCAGAAGCGAGGCTATCCGCTATTTCCTCACGACATTGACACCGGACGGGCAGCCGCTTTTGCTTTTAGACCCAAGGTGCCAGATGCTCATAGAAGCGTTTACAGGCGGGTATCACAGAAAAGTTGTAGGTAATCGCACGCTTGACGAACCTGATAAAAACGAGTACTCACACTTAATGGACTGCCTAGCATATATATGCGCTAAGCTGTACCGAGAAAAAGATATGAGTGCCAAGATTTGGAAAAAGCGTACCGCTGGCAAGATGCGAAAGTACGCTCATATGTAGATAATAGGCACATTGGCTGGATTCTATGATTTTTCCTCATATTGTATATATTCCGACGAGTACACAACATCCAGCCGTGCTTACTATACCAATGCTCGGTATTAGCATGAGTGCCGGGCAGACACCTCCTTTCTTATATATATCAAAAACATGGGCAACGGTTCCGTATATCGGATGCGGTTTAACGTACCTGATCATGGCGAGTTAATTTAATGGCAAAATGCACAACTTATAATTGTGTCTTGCTGGTTCAAATCCAGCACTTGCCACCATATAGACGTACCAATAAAACGGTACGTCTTTTTTTTATTTTACGAAAAAGAGAGGATGCTATGGACGATAACATGACGAGCAGTCTTGCACAGCAGGACGGGTTATTCGGCAGGGCGGCACCGGATATTAATATATCAGACTGGCTAATGCAGCAGGCAGAGCCGGAAGAAGAGCCTATATCGCTTGATAATCTCAAAGATGATGAGATAGATAAGATTATGGCAGCCGTGAAAAACGGTCGTGAAATAGCTAAAACGTACTACGAAGGTACGGTAGAGCCGGAGTTGATACGACGCCAACGGCTGAGAAGAGCTGATAGGCAGCTGTATAAGAGCAAATTCCCGAATCTCACGGAATACAGCAAATTCGTATCAATGGATTTCAACAACACGGTCGAATGGATAAAGCCGTCATTGGTTGAGGTATTTATTGGCACAGAATCACCGGTAACTATAGCCGGGGCTAATATCCAAAACGATGACAAAGCGACTAAAATGCAGCAGCTTATTGAGTATCAGCTGACGCGGAAAAACAGCTATACATCCATGGTGCATGACGTGATAGACGACGCATTAAGCGAAAATATCGGTGTTTGCAAGGCGTGGTGGAAGCGAGAAGAAAAGCGTGATAGATACAAAATGATGTTTGATGTCAACGATATGCAAACAGCTATGATGCTCACACAGGCGTCAATGAGCGGCGAAATAGAGATACAGTCTATTAAGCCGCTGAAGGATGCGGCAGATTTGTACGAAGTACAATTTGACCGGGTACAAGTCACGGCCAATTATCCGGTAGTCGAGTATGTCCCACCATCCGAATTGAGATATACGCCGGAGGGAAGCAATTTACAAGAATGCAAGTTCGTTGCCCATCGAAAGATTGTTAAAGGTGATTATCTCAAGCGTAAAGAGCAGGAAGGGATATATCAGAATGTCGATGAAGCGTTGGAGCATACCGGTGATGCTAATTACACCGATGACGATGTATATCACAATGAGACACTCAATAAAGGGAAAATGAAGACGGACGACGGCGACGACGCAAGTAAAGACGTAGAGCTGTATGAATGCTATGTAGATGTTGATTACAACAACGACGGCATATACGAGCATTTGATTGTGCATTGCGTGGGTGATACGGCATTGTCGATACAGACGAACGAATTTAATATCGCCCCGTTCTTCTCTATCCCAGGTATTCGTGATAGCCGCAAGATATTCTCTGACAGGTCGCTGGCTGAGGAAATAGAGGGGCTGCAAGATATAAAGACAGCTCTTGTAAAACAGCTGATTATCAACGTTGCTAAAACCAATGACCAACAGAAGTTTATAGATTATGAAAAAATTGCGGATGCTGACGCCATGCTATCTGGTGACGAATACGTGGCATGCAAGGGCGACCCCAACGCAGCTATATTCATACCGCCGCAGGCTCCCGTATCGCCGCTGACTATGGATTTAATCAATTACGCTGAGACGGAAATACAGAACCGCAGCGGGAGCACGAAATATAATCAAGGGCTTGACGCAGATTCGTTAAACAAGACGGCGACGGGGATAACGGCAATAATGGGGGCTGCCGACAAGCGAATTAAGCTGATGGCACGGCTCATAGCGGAAAACTGGACAATTCCAATGGTGCGGTTTCTTATTTTGCTCAATAAAAAGTACGGCGAACCAATACAGACGTTTAGATATAAAGACACAGAGGTATCTATCAGCAGCGACGAGCTAGATATAGACTATGACTTTGTTATCAACGTCGGCAATGGCGCAGGCACGAAAGAAGCACGCATACAGTCATATATGCTTTTGCTTACGAATGTATATCCGCTTCTTGCACAGGTTGGAGTAGCTACACCTAAATCCTACTATGCAGCTGGTACAGCATTGCTGGAAGAAATGGGATTGAAGAATACGCAAGAAATATTGCTTGACCCGGATAGCGAAGAAGCCAAGGCACAGCAGGCACAGCAGGCACAGCAGGCACAACAGCAGGCCATGGCTGTACAGCAAGCACAACAGCAGGCGCAAATGGCACTCAAACAGGCTGATATACAAGGCAAGATAGCGGTTAAAGCAACGCCGTCTATCAGTGCTGATATTAAAGAGCTGCCGATTGATGCACAGACGCAAATCATTAATAAGGCGACAGCAGGGACAACGACACCGCAGGACGTAGCGATGAAAGAGGTATTAAACCATGCATGAGATAGAGCGATTAAGAGAAGAATACGAAAAAGACAGCAAGAATCAGAAAAAGCGGCAGCAGTATTTAGCAGCTATCATCAGCCGTGGTGATAGAGCTAAAGACCTGCTGTTTTTTATGTCTGAATTATTGCGCAGCGAAGAAAGAAACACATTAAGCAAGTTGCTTGATAATGACGACGCATACAAAGCACAGCTCGATTATCAAGCAACTGTTAAGTTATACAATTACATCAACACGATTGTAAATATAGCAAATATGAAAAAGAAGAAAGCCGAGGGGAGTAAGACGAATGAGTGATTTCAAACTCGATTTACAGCTATTTGCTGACGAAGAACCTGGCACGACCACCGCCGAATCGATACCAGCACCGGATACAACGCAGACTACTACGCAAGAACCGACAACAACAGAGCCTGCAACTAATACAGAACCAGCGAATACCAAACCGACAGCACCTAAAGATGGCGATATTATGCTGGTTACTGACCCAAGAACAGGGCGTAAAACGATTGTGACTAAAGAGCCTGAACAACCTGAACAACCACCTGCACAGGAACCAGCAGAACAACAGTCTAAAGAGCCTGAGCAACCAGCGCAAGAACAACCACCTGCACAGGAACCGTTGATTCAGACTAGTGCATATACGCTTGATGAATTGAATGATGCTATTCGGCAGAACACGGTAAACGAAAGCCGTATTCCAGACGAATATAAATTCCAGTATCAGCAGTATAGACAACAGCAGGCACAGCGGCAGGCACAGTATCAGGCGCAGCAAAAACAGATGCAGGAACAGGCGCAGAAAGCAGCAATGGAACAGCAACGGAAGCTGTATGCAGATATTGACGAAGCGGCAAAGAAAAAGGCTATGCAGGATTTAGGCATTACAGCTGATGACATTAGCCTGTCTGAATATTCCGACGATGAAGAAACAAAGAAAAAAATACAGGAATATACAACCGCCGTTGCATGGAACCGACAGACGCTTATTAATGCCATGCAGCAGCAGCAAATGCAGAAACAGACACAGCAAAGCCAGCAGCCGGCTATTTATAAAAGCATTACAGATTTTGCAGAAGATAAACAAAAAAATGAGCCGCATTTTGCTGAAATTAACCAGCTATTGAGTACGCACTATCAAGAATTGCCGTATAAAGAAGCGGCAACTATTGCAAGTGCTATCAATGCATTAAACCAAGGTAACATCACAGAGCAGCAATGCAAAGTGTTGGAACAATATTATAACGATACCCGCACTTATTTTTACGGGAAACAAAACGACTTGACTAAACAGCCTAAAAAAATTCCAATCCCAAATGTAGAAAAGCCAGGTATGGGAGCGCAGACTAAACCGAAAGCCGTTGACTTTACCAAAATGCGGAGTATGGGCGACCGTGAACGCAGAGCGTTTATGAGCCGCTTTTTTAATAATTAGAATAACAAGGAGATTTAATATATGGCAGACGTAACACGTAATCTTGGCCCGTCCAAGAACCAATCTTATACCTATGATGCTATCGGGCATGCAGAAGATGTTAGCCCGATTCTTACTAACATTGACCCCGAAGAAACACTCTTTTACAGCAAGTTTGGCACCACTAAACCTGCTACAGAATTACAGTTCACATGGATGACCAAAGGCTTGTCTCCGGCACAGGATAATGCTTATAAAGAAATGGAAAAATACTCTTTCCAGCCATCTGGATCTATTCAAGGCATGTCGAACAATATCCAGTTCTTTAAAAAGAGTGGAATGATTACAGATGCACAACAGAAAGTAGCTAAAATCTACAAAAACGAACACGGCAGTGAAATTGCCGATATGAAATACGACGCTTATGTAGGTTTGGCTAAAGATATTGAATACATGCTTGTCAACAGCGAAACGAAAGTTGATGGTAGTTCAACCGTAGCACCTCGTAGCGGTGGTGTGCCGTTCTTTATGAAACGGGATTTAATTGACGTAACAGTGGATGCTTCGACTGGCAGTGGCGGCACTGGAGCAATTACAACTTCCACAGAATCCAACTTGAAAACAGGCGATATTGCTTACTTCATTGCCGATACAGTACCTACAGGACTTAAAGCAGGTTTGTACTACTATGTACGTGTAGATAGCAGCAACACAAAGAAACTCACACTGTTTGATACTCAAAAAGGTGCCGTTGAAAATATCACTGCTTTGCAGGTTAAACCGACAACAGCAGGAACAAACGTAAAACTGGTTACTAACAACGTCGTATCTTTGAGTGGGAAAGCTACTTTTACACTTGATGATATTAATACGGCAATGGAAATGGCGTTCAAACGTGGTGGCAAACCGACCGAAGCCTATATGTCTAGCGGCAAATTCAATGAATTTAGTAAAATGGTACTGGCTACTATGACAGCTACTCGCAAAGGCACGGATAAAAACGCCAAAGTATACGAAGTAGCTACATCGTATCAAGGGGCGTTTGGATTGGTTAATGCTAATATCCATCGTTTGTATCCTGATACACGTGTAGATATTCTTGATTTACAGTATTGGGACATGCGGTATTTCACAAAACCACATGAAGTAGCTGGCTTGGATAAAGACGGTTCGTATCAGAAATTCATGCTGGAAGCAGAACTCGGCTTACAGGGTACACAGCCTAAAGCTTCCTGCTCCATTGTAGATATTAAACGGTAGTATATTTTATGAGCGGGATGCAGAAAGTGTCCCGCTTTTTCTGTTAAGGAAGTGAAACGATGATTACTCAACAGAAACTATATCAAGACGGCGATAAGATATGCCTTAGAAACACTATCGACGTAAAACCATATATTGATGCGGCACGACAGGTCAATGAAATGGATAATGGCGGATGGTTTGGCGATAAGAATGAACGCATGCAGCTAATGGGATATATCCCGCCTGAGCTATGGACGGTTGACCCTTGGTTAATCAGCGCACGGAATGCACAGCGAGAGGGCGACATGCTGCATTATCAGCATTACATCAAGAAATTCTTTGATGTATGGACGCAGTTTAAAGTCAATCATAAACGTACTACATGGAATGGATATTCGGCGGTGCTGCTATGATACAGGTTAAAGAATTAATTAATCTTATACGCTACAAGCTGAAAGACAATAACGCTATCACATACAGTGACTACGATATTATGCAGGGCATTAATGAATGTATACGATACATTAACCAGTACTATTTGAACACTGATTTTCTTGAGAAGATTAAGCACTATAGACAGGATGAGATAAACAATGCCATTGATGAAGCTAATAAGACGAACGATACCGCCGTAGAGCACGTTTATTTTAGAGATACAGGCGTTGACCTGCCAGACGATTTTATTTCATTAGTGCGGATAGTACGGCAGTGGGATGGTAAGGATTTAGCACCATGCCCTGCTATTAAACCGCCTAGATTTGATGAATACAAGGTACTAGGAAATAAGATCTATGTCGGCGTTAAGGATTTTGACATGCTGTATGTAGCGGCTATAGCAAGTGTTACTGACGTAAGTGGAAGTATAGAACTGCCGGTAACATTTAAAGACGCACTTGTTAAAATCACAAACATGATATTAGCCAATAATCCAGATACAGACACAATGAATAGTGCGGTACAGGATATATTGGCGTCTATTGTTCCATTACGCAGGTACAGCAATGCTAAAAAACGCATGCCGTTTATTTGTTAGGTGGTGATACCGTGAAAGTAGAAAAAGCAGTCGCACGAATCAAACAGGAAACGCATGACATTAGCGATGAATACTCAACAGAGCGATGCATACAGTTTTTAAATACAGCTATTCAGCAGGTATCTTCCTTACTGATAGCGGCTAAATACCCTGCACTAGTCAAAGAAACGACTATTCGCAATGGTGATAGCATACCGAAAAATTACATGAATTTATGCGGTACGTACCCAATTAAAATGACAGATGGTGAAGCGGTTATTACAGATGATACCTATCAATCAATTACTATTCGATATTTTGCCACCCCTGATTTGATAGAGGACGAAACTGAGGATATGCCATATACGCATGATGCTATTAACGATATTATTGTAAAAACTGCCGTGTTATTGGCACTCAATGAAAACGAATACGATATTACACAGGATAATAGCATTGTAGAAGCCTTGAAACAGGCGGTATCTTCTGGAATGAGTTGATAATATGGCAGAAGATAATAACACCACCAACAAAAACAAGCAGATACTTTATATGCCGGAAATACCGACAACTGTAAAAGGTGATGGACGATATGTATTATCACTTTTGCGTAAATATCTTAAATCAGTCAATGAGCAGGTCAATATTGCCAATGGCTTTACGCAAGATGATATAGAAGAAAACCAAAAAGGCGACTTTCCAAGACCGAAAAACTTTACGCTTACATTTGACAGAATGGGTGGCGTTTTAAATTGGGATGCGGTTGACAGTGATAAGTTGGCATATTACGAGTTGCGCACAAATGACTTGGTGGGAACTGTTACAGGTTTGTTGGAAAAAACAACTGCCACGTCATCTATCAAACTTCCGCCAACAGCGAGCGGGAAAGTATATTTATATGCAGTAAGCACAGAAGGAAAAGTGTCTAATCCAAATACGCTTACATATAATAAACGGCGCCCTGATGCACCAAGGGACATATCCCTCACAAAGAATAACGAAGGAACACTGATAACATTTCTCGAAATCCCGACCAATTGTATTGGTGCCAACATTTATATAGACGGTACAAAATACGAATCGCTAGACAATCTGTATTTGTACCCTGATAAAAGTATTACAGAAGTAGCCGTAGCCTATTTTGACCAATTTGGTGAAGGAGAGATGGCGAAATTCTCGTGTGTTGTGCCCAATGTTACTGGCTTTTATGTGGAAAAAAACGATGCCAATTTATATTTTTATTGGGACTCCGTATCAGTATATAACGTCACTTATATAGTAAAAATGGGCGTGACAAACCAATGGGAAGAGGGCATTGAAATATTCAGATCCAAGACAAATAAACATCGTTATATCAGACCAAACCAAGGTGCAACGTATTTTATGATAAAGGCAGTAGATGATCATAATAACTATTCCACAGAAAGTGCATGGTTCTACTTAAATACGA